ACCACCTAATATAGTTTGCATAGGATTATTTTGTTTACCTAAAAGTTTTTCAAATACTTTTCTATCACCCTCTTTAATTGCACCAGCGGATATTAATGCAGATCCTCTATCTGTTACAACTTCATCTAATGTAGTTCTGTTTACAAAAAAATCTGGTACAGAAAATATAGCATCAGATGGTTTGTCCATTCTAATACCTTTTGGTAATCTTGCAGTTTTTAATACTCTGGTTACAGCTTGTTCTGCTTGTAGATCTGTAAGCTCTTCTCCTGCTTCTTTTGCACTAGATTTAAATACTTCTTTAGCTTCTTCTATTGCTTCTGCACTTGGTTTATATCTTGCCCATGGAAAAATGCTTTGGTTTTGAAATATGTCATACGTAGATCCAAGGTAGTTTTTAAATTTATTACCAAATAATTTTTTAAATTCTTGTATCTCGTTTTTGCCTAACGATCTTCCTAGTTTAGAAAATAAATCTGCCCACCTAGTTCTTATTGCGGATAAACCACCAAGTATATCTGTTACAACTTCATCATTTACTCTTAAATCTTTTAGTTTTTTAACTAACGCAGCTTTTTTTGTTTCATCTAGTTTACCAAATTGTGCAACACCAAGATCATCTAATTTAGGGTCACCAGATAATAATAGATCATTTATTTCGTTTAATAATTTTTGTCTGTCCTTTGCAGCAGCCTGATTAAATACTGTTCTTGCTGGTGGAAATACTTTATCTATTGCTTGGTCTAGTTCTCTTGATATGTTTCTTGCACCTGCAGCATCAGATGCTCTTTCACCAATAGAGGTTCTCTCAAGATCAAAAAACTCTTGTGTCTTACCACTTCTTGCCCTGAACCCTGATGCAATTTTATCTATGAATCTATCTAGTTTAGAGTTTGCTACATCTAATTGTTTGTTTCTGTTTGTTAGTTTTTTAACTAATGTGCCTGTGCCACCTATTACGCCTGTAAATAGCGCACCTTCAAAACCAAACTTTACTCTGTTTAATAATTCTCTTGTTGCATCATCGTCTGTAGATCTATCAACTGCTGTTGGTCCACCAATAAGATCACCAAACGTACCAACTTTTTCTACATCACCTACAAATACACCTTCTGCTAAACCACCACCTAATGCGCCTGCTATAAATTTATTTGTTTTACCACGTGTGTTTAACTCTATGGCTTTATCCATACCTTCTTTTAATTTTGGATTAGATAGTTTTACATACTTACCATTTCGCATAGCTTTCATAGCATCACCTGCCATTCTAGATGCAACTTTAAAACCTACACCACCTGGTATACCAATGTTTACTAGTGCTTCTGTAATTCTACCAGCAGCTGTTGCTTCTGCTTTTTCATCAAATTCTGTAAGATCATCAAAGTATTGTTCTACCTTTGCAGCTCTACCACTATCAACACCTAAATCTAAAAGTGTTGCACCTAAAGAAAAGAAACCTTTTGGTATAGCAATAAGACCAGATGCAACACCAGATAATATAGACTCTAGTGTATTAACTTTATTGTTATTTGATTTACCGTAAAGTACTTCTTCGAGTGAAGCCATTTAATCCTCCTATACTATGAAGGCTACTTCGTTACCTTTTTTCTCAACTAGTCTTTCACCAATTACATATCTTCCATCAGGAAGTTCTGTGCCTAGTGAAATTACGTAGTCTACTTCGTCTTTTGTAGGGTTGTCTTCTTTAAAATCTGTAATTAATTTATCTTGTATAATTGTATCGTATTTTATTCCGTCATTTCTTAATATAGCAGCAGTTGTGCCTCCAGGAACAAATCCTTTTTCACTTTTTACAGCAGCTATTTGACCAGAAGCACTAGCATTTTTTTCTGCTCTATCTAATTGTTTGATTCTAGCTTCTTTTAATCTCTTGTCTGTTGTATCAGCAGACGCAATATCTTTTGCAACATCTTTTTGTATCTCACCTTTTAGTATAGCAGCATCTATCTGTCGTTTAATATCAGCAGATTTGTCTAAGTTTTTAGATATAGCGTTTATAATTCTATTTTGTAATGTACCTGATCTAAGAGCTCCTTTTAAATCTGCACCCTCTTCTCGTACAATATTACTTGCATCAAGTAGAGAATCATATACAGCGCCTTTTTTCATCTTGTCTAATTCAAAGAGCTCGTAATATCTTTTTTTAGTCTGTGCTATTCTATCTTCATCAACTTCTTTTTTCTTAATAGGATCATCAGTAACACTACCACCTGTTGTACCTTGGCCTGCACCTATTTCTTCAACTCTTTTTAGACCTCCAACATTCTCCGCTGTCGCAGATTCTTTTTTACCTCTTTTAAAATCTGTTCCTAATACATAATTTGCAATACCTAAACCTGTATCAGCTACAAGTCCTGCAGCACCCGATGCTATATCAGGTATGTTTTTAATTTGTCCTGCAGCTCCGATACCAATAGTTCCTGCAGTAAAAGGGTTTTCTCTTATAGCTTGTCCTAGTCTTGTTGGATCTCTAAGAGCCTGTGTTAAACTTAATGGCTGGCCTTGATCTATTTTTATTGGGTTATAAGTTCCACTTGCATTAGGAACAGTTCTTTCTTTAGTTCTTGATATTTTGGGAGTAACGTTTCTAAATCTACCAGTTGGAAATAAATTTCTAAAAAACCCACCTGATTGTGATGGTGAAAATTTAGATGCTGTTCTTATTCCTCTGTAAACAGTAGGAAGTGCTCTGACACCAGCCACTAAAGCAGGTATTATAGGAAATGCGTACCCTTGTCTTCCGGATGAATCAGTTGGTGCTAGTGGACTACCCACAGTATTAATAGCTTGTGGTTCTTTCATACCTTGCATGATACCTTCTTTGATAGGTCCACCCATCTTAAACATTGGTCTATTTAATGGTCTCATAATTAATTCCTAAATTTTCCAAACAAATTTCCGATACCTAATGCTGTACTTAAAGCTGATGCAAACGGACTAGGAGGTGCCGGCGCTTGGAATTGTTGTCCTCCAACACCACCTGCTAAACTTGTAATACCTGCTCCATATCTATCTAATCTTTGAAGTGGTTCAAAGGCTGTAGCTTGTAAAGCTTGTTGATCAGCTCCTAATCGTGACTGTTCTAATCCTTGTCTAAATGCTCCTAGTTGACCTAGGTTAGCTATATCTGCAGCTTGACCTGCTCTTTGGAAATTAGATAATCCCATTTGTTGACCAGCTAGACCTGTTCTAGCAGCTGCTAGTGCTTGTTGTTGTCCAAATGCTTGACCTCTTCTAGCTGCTGCATCTGCAAAACCTTGTGCTCTTAATTGTGCTTCAAGTCCTGCTCTACCTAATGCAGTGTCAGCCATAAACTGTCCTTCTAGTGCACCTTGTCTACCGCCACCAAATGCACCTGCAGTAATAGCTTGATCTCCAATCTGTGTTAAACCACTTGCTCTTGATTTATCAAATTGTCTTAATGATTCATCAATAACAGCGTCTTGGTATGGAGACATAAAAGATGCAATAGATCCAGCCCCGGTCCCTGCTCCAGTACCCATGAATGGTTGAAGTCCCGCAACATCCTGACCAGCTTGTGTTATAGCTTGTTGTGCTGATTGTAAAAATGGTTGAAACGATCCTATACCTTGTGTTGCAAGATTAATAGCTTGTGATTGTAATGGATCTTCGCCAGCAACAAACTGACGACCCATAAATTTATTTGGATCTATTTCTACAGCTGTTTGTGCCGTTAATTGTTTGGCAAAATCTTTTGCGGTTTCTTTTAAATAATCTGGTAATGCCATTACTCTAATCTACCCTCCAACATTTGTGCTTGATCGAACATTGCTTGTGCAGGATTTTCCATACCCTGTGATTCTTCAGATATTGTACCACCTGCTTCTAAATTGTCCATCATGTTCTGCATAACTTCAGCGCCTTTATCTATGTCGCCTTGTCCTGCAGCTCTTACAGCATCTGCTGTAAATACAAATTCATTCTTGCTAAGTCTAGCTGGCACATCGTCCGCTCTCTCCTCAGCTCCTATCGGTACGAAACCACCTTCTCTATAATCTTTTTCCATACCACCTAAATCCATGATACCACCTTCTGCTTTTGAATTTAATGAAGATAAAAAGTTATTTACTTGATTTTTTGTAAGCTCAGTCATAGTTGCTATTGTATCAATATCCATACCTTTTTCTTTCATTTGTTTTATCATAGCTGCTTGTTGTTTTGATATAACAGATTCTCCTTCTCCATATCCACCTCTTGGTATATCAGCTAATCCACCACCTGCAAAAGGTCTTACAAATTCTTCTCGTGGCATAAAATATAAACCAGCATCTGCACGAGATGCAGGGTCTGTATAAAAAGTTTTAGCTTGATCTCTAATATTTTGTACCATTGGCTGCACACCTGTAACGTCTACGCTATCATCAACCTCCTCTTCTGGTCCACCCATAAAGAAAGGTGCTAAGGTAGCGCCTAAACCTGCTAAGCCACCACCAACTCTAAATATACTAAGTGGATTACCAGCTTCGCCACCAACTTTAAATATATTACCTAGTTGGCCTAGCATACCTTTTCCACCACCAAATCTTGAAAAGAGACTTCCTATGCCGCCTCCGCCGCCTCCAGCAAATAATTTTGATATAGCTGGACCACCAAATTTTATAGCAGCTGCAGCTAATGCAGCTTTACCTATGGGACTTTTAACAACTTTCTTAACAGCCTTTTTAGCTTTTCTTACAATCTTACCTAGGAAATAACCTTGTCTAGGTTCTTCTAGTGTCATAAGACCTCCGCCAGCTCTTAATTGTCTTTCCATCATGTTTCTTGAAATTGCCATAGTTTGTCCTTTTTATAGTCTTTTTCTCCTATAATCAATATCAATCTAAGTAGTCTCCTATGTTGCCATAAGGTGAATCGTCAAATTGTTTTGTTCCAGTTAAACCAGATCTTCTGTTTAAACCAAATCTGTCATCAGTAAACTGTCCGCTGCTAGGGTCAAAATCTGTAAGGTAACTGGTAGAATCAGGTCTTACTGTGCCGCTTAAATTATACGCAGGCTGAGCTAGTAAGTTTACATCTGGCCGTGATCTTATAGCACCTGTAGCACCTGGGACTTCTGTAAGCCCTAGGTCAAGTCGATTTGCTCCAGGAAAATTAGTTCCTGTTCCTGCAGGTTGTAGACTTTTTAAATAACTTGTTGCAAACTGTGGCATCTCTGGATCGTTTATAAAATCTCTATCAATAGCTCTACTTGTAGGAGTGCTTCCAACTCCAGGCATTTCACCAGTGTACCCTAATTTTTCTAAATTTCTTTGAGTCATTTCAGTAATAGGTGCATCTCTATTTAATATGTTATCTATTCTACTTTGATTAATTCTATCTTGTCTAGCTTTTTCATAATCATCTTGAGACATAGGAGTTCCATCAGGATTAAAACCTCTAAGACCTTGAACAAAATCTCTTAAACTTGGAAGACCTCTAGATAGTAATCCTAAAGCAGGATTTATAAATCCAAGTGCTGTAGAAAACAAACTTCTTATGCCACTACCTACTTTTCCAAATTTTCTTGTTCTATCGACAATGTTTTGTCTTTCTCTATAACCTAGTCTTTCAGCCTGTCGTTGTTCAGCCTTTTGCATAATTTCTTTTTGATTTCTAACTCTTGAATCAAATTGAGATTGGGTTTCATTTGGTCCTTTACCAGAGAAACCTCTACCGTCCATAGCTGCACCAGTTTCTTCTGTGTCTCCTCCGGCTGCTCCAGCTCCACCTACATCACCAAAACTATCTAGTGACATGATCCCTGATGGGCCCATGTTAGGACCTTTACTTAACGATCCATGTATATCTTTTTTAAGTATTAAATCTTTTTCCGCTTTTGTAATATATGCAAGTTCTGTTGGTGGTGCATCGGGACTAGATTGCCATTTTCTAGGAACAACAACTTGTGGTTGTTTACCTAAATAGTTATCCACGCCCCCTTGTACTACTGGTTTTTTACTCACTTTTTGTTTCTCCTAATAAATCTAAACTAGGCATTATCACAGTTACATCCTTTTGTATATCTTCTTCTGGGATATTTTTAGCTTTCCACTCTGCATCGTTTTTGTAAGTTTCACCTGTTTTTTTATTACTTATCTTTTCTATTATTTCTTTTGGTTTTAGTATATGCATATTACGTCCTATCGAATTCCAGTATTGAGACAGTGCCTTCAAATACGTCAGCTGTAGCTGCCTGTAACTGTAGTTTATCATTTTCTTCTAACACAATTGACCCATTGTTTAAAGAGGCAGAGGTCCCTGTGTTTATTGTCTTTTCTGCAAATTGAAAACTTCTACTAGCTGAAGTATCAAAAACAAAGCCTTTTAATTCTACATTTGATCCGCCTATATTTGCCACCTGTATATTTTGTATTATAGCTCTAGATTCAGATGGTACAGTATAGATATCTGTAGCATCAGTTGTAGTTAAATCAAAATTTGCATTTTTATATTTATTCGCCACTGTTTACTCCTGTGCTAGATGAAAAGAACCATTGATTTTTTTGTGACTCTTCTTTTAGGTCTTGTTGAAATGTAGTATTTAACCTATCTATTAATCCGTCTAAATCTCTTATCAATGAATCAGCATCTTGTTGTTTATATTCTTTGCCTGGTCTTGAAAATACTAAAGTTATCTTTGCCATTATCTTCTTCCGTCTGGTTGTATATCTAATCTAAAAGTCCCTAACTTCCAACTTTGATTAACTGCAGTGTTTGCTACTTTTAAAGATACAGCTCTAGCTCTTGCACGTGTATCTATTTTAGTTGTGGACGTTGTAACCGTAAATGGTCCAAGTGGTGAACTTGCTCTACTATCATTAGAGTAATTACGTAAATTTATAGTTACCTGTGCATCACCACTTTGAGATATAAAGTCTGGAACAAATCTTCTTATCTTCATAATATATTCACCATCTCCTCTGAGTGAAGGTATACCTGAGGTTCCTTGTGCTGCTCTTTGTTGAGTAATATCAAAATCACCTGACTGTATATTAGCAGTGATAGCTGTTGTTCCACTAACCTGAACTTGGTCAGTCCCTGTTTCGTGTTCATAATAGATAGTGCATCCATCTGTATTTCCAACTACATCATAAGAAGCATTACTGCTTGCATCATACTCTGTAGCATGTGGTAAACCAAATACAGATGAATCTTCCCATGCTCCCCGTGCCAGAGTTCCTGTTGTCCATACAGGTCTTTGTGGTCTAGAGTCTACATAATTATATGTTACGCATTTATCAACAATGGTTGAACCTTTAGAACAATAAAACCAAGTTATTTCACCAAATAAATTATTTAATCCAACATTTATTAATTGTGATGCAGTTGTATTTAAATCACTAAAAACAAAATCTTCTACTAAACAAACCATAGTTTCTAAATTACCAGAGTATTTAAAGAAACCATTTTCTGAAAACCAGTAAGCAGCACCATCAACTTCGAGAGCTGCGTTCTGTCCAATCAATCCACAGTTAGTACCAACTTGTGTAAAACCAAATGTAAAAGGAGCACCAATAAAACGCATAGTAAATAAAGAAGTGTCTGTCCAAATGTACATCGCATCTCTACCTCTAACAGCTCCTACAATTTTAGAACCATCAGCCAACCTTTGTGTACCAGCTGTATTAATTGCTGTAGGTGTATATGTGTTAATATCTTCTTGGTCTGAAAATCTTATAAACATTTCGTCTTGTGTAGACTTATCACCAATTGTTGTTTCTGTTCCAAAAAATACTAAGTGACGATCCGGTGTAGATACTAACATATCTCTAGATGCAGTAGGTGCACCAGATATAATTGTTGCTCTAGTTGCAGTTGCAGCTGATGCGTTAGCATTCCATGAAAAAACTTCTGCATTATGTATTAATGCAATTACTGTTTTACCAAAAGCATCAATACTCCAAAGACCTGGATCAATAACTAAGTCACCTGATGCAGCTTCACCCCATGCAATAAAATCAGATGAGTTTGTAACTGTTGCACCACTAGAGTGAGCTGATCTAGTTGAGTTTCGAACTGCTCTTGTAATTCCTGTTATATCATTTCCAGATACGCCTGTATAAGATATTTCTTCATTACCAACTTGTATAAAATTAGTTCCTGATGTTGGAAGGTTAACTGTGCTAGTCAAAGTAATTGAAGTTCCTGATCCACCTGTACCTGCAGTGTCATCTAACAATGCACCATTTAAGGTAGTAGTTATGGCATTAGAAACCGAACCACCCCATGTAGAAAGACCCCAACCAAAACCAGGCAGTTGTTCAGCTGGTCCTACAGGATAATAATGTTGTACTCTAATACCACCTGATGTTGTTGCACCAGATCCACTCTCATTTGATGGCATAGTAATTGTAATCGTAGATGTTGTGGGCACACTTGTGACCATAAATTTATTGTCATCAAAATCAGATGCGCCAAAATTAGAGTTCGTAATTGTTGAAAAATTATCTAATAAGACTATATCGTTTTTGTTAATACCATGACTTCCTGAAAAAGTTATAGTAACTTCAGCTGATCCATTTGTAGTTGTAAAAGCGCTTGTTAATGTGTTTGTGCTTTTAATTGGATGTATGTCATAAAACACACCTCCTGTGTAAACATATAAAATTCTATTTGTACCAATAATTGAATACTTTATACCGTCTTTATTTACTAAGTGAAATAATGCTCTAGCAGCTCCTGTTAATTTTTTATCCCCTAATTGTCTCCAGCCACCTATTTTTTCTGGTGAGCCATATCTAAACCTTACATTATCACCATCAACCCATTGCCCTTCGGCTGCGGTGTCTGTAATCTGTTTGTTGAATCCTGGTAAAAAACCTAACTTTTGTAGCATACTTTTCTTGACCCATTAATGTTCAAGACATACTATTGTTATTTCTTATGTTTTTCAACCATTTTTTGTGGGAGATAGATTGTGTATTTCCTTTCTCTAAGAACTCTAAATTCTTTATTTTACACTCTAAATCTAGTTCAGACGTGTGTGTTTCATTGAATGTATTAAGGTATTTACGCATTTCTGTAGGACTCCAAAACTGCATACCATGTAGAACCTGTATAAAGTTTTTAGCCCAAAACAAATAGTATCTACAACCGTCAAAGTCCTCGTCAATAGGGGGCCTTTGTTTCCATAGTTTTAACTTCTCTTTTAGGTCTTTTGGTAGATTTAAATTAGGCTCATTTAAATAATGCATTAAGATAAAGTCTCTTATGTTTGACATTATTAAATTTAATTTTTCATTGTAAGTATCTTTAATTTTATCTGTTGGTTTATCTATGTAATAATGTGTAAACAACCACATCTGTTGAATAGTTGTTCCTATAGAACTTGCCTCTAAAGGTTCGACAAAATTAGCACAAAGTCCAACAGCTAGACAGTTTTTAATCCAAGCTTTATCTAAAGCTCCTGGTTCAAAGTTTACATTTTTTGCAACATCTATCTTGTGTCCATATTGTTTTTCTACTTCTTCTAGTGCTTTGTCTCTGTCTATTAAATTGTTGTTATAAACATATCCATTACCCCATCTACCAAATGTAGGTATACGCCATAACCAACCAGCATTCATTTTTCTAGCTTCTGTGTATGGAGTGTATTCTTCAGTATCTTCTGTTGGAAAAGCTATTGCTTCATTCATAAATAAGTGATCTGAGTATGATTTCCATTTAGCCCCTAGTTCAGATATAAGTAGTCTTTTAAAACCAGTGCAGTCTATGTAAAAATCAGCTTGGTGTATTTGATTGCCTACTAATTTAGATATACCTTTTTCAGTTACATACACATCTTCAATAGTATCGTGCACAACTTTTATACCTCGCTCCATACATTTTTTTAAAAGATATTGGTTTAGTTTATGGGTATTAAAATGAAACTGATTAGGCGCAATATCATACATATCTAAAACTAAATTATCTAGTGTAAAAGTATCTGTAGTTTTTATTTGATCTTCATTTGAAGCTATAGAATTAAGATAAGAATAATGGTGTTGAGAAAGGTTGATAGTTTTATCTGTAATTACATTATGATAATAATTTTTATTAGACCAACCGTTTGTAAAATATATACCGTATTTAATTGTAGCATCTGTTTCTCTAATTAATTCTTTCCAATCTATTTTACAGTAATTTAAAAAACCTAACCAATGTTCTGTAGAACCTTCTCCTACTCCTATGATACCTATCTCTTCTGATTTTACTATAGTAATATCTACATCAAAAGTTCTTTTCATTATTAATGCAGAAACAAGTCCTGCAGTTCCACCACCTAATACAATTATATTTTTCAAAACTGTGATCCTATATCTTTAAAATCAAAAGGTAGTCCTAGGTGAGGTTTACCATCATAAATATTGTTTTTAGCCTTTTCATTGTCTGCTGTATTGTAATGCAAAAAAACTTGAGCGCATGTCTCTCCTTTAAATTCATCCCTCCAGTGCTCGTTGTCTGCTCCCTTGTATATTAACATATCGCCAGGTTCTAAATTAATTTCTATGCCTGGTTTACTACCTTGAACATATACTTGATTGTTTGAATCTAGATATCCATTTTTAATATCAGGATCTAAATATATAGGCCATGGGTCACCACCTAAATTTAATGTTGTAGATATTTCACAACTAAACCTATCTTTATGTCTATATAAATAATCACCTTTTGTATAAAACCGTGCAAAAGAATAGTTTGGAACTAAGTTTAATTCAGTAACTTCTTTAGTTTTATCTAATAATAACATTAATAAAACCTCTGCTAATACATCTGCATATATTGCAAAAGCTGTAGGAACTTGAGTATCCCCTAACTCTCCATGCATTGTTTCTTCTTTAGGTATACGTTTATGTTTAAATAAAGTTTTAGCTACTGTCTTTTTTAAAAGAAAATAATTGTAGCAAAACTCTGCAAGTTCTTTTGAAATAACTTGTCTACAAACTACATAGTTATTTTTTTTAAAACTGTTTATCTCCATAGGTTTCCTAACGTCCACATTACTAAACTGTGTCTTGTTCCTTTTGTTACAGGTTTTACTCTATGAAATAAATAAGATGGAAATACTAATATCGAGCCTTTTGGTTTTAATCTTGTGACTTCTTCTATGGCTGGAGTTTTTGTTGTATTTCTATAATCAAATTCAAACTCACCACCTTCATATTCTTTTGGGTCTGTTAAAGAAACAGACATAGATAGTTTTCTACAAACTTTGTCTCTAGTAGAATCATCATCTGAATCAGCATGCCAATCATAAAAACAGCCGTCTCTATATTCAGTAAATTGTATTTCCTCTGAGTGAGACCATTGAAACTCCCATCCTGATCTTACGTTAGCCATCTCTAAATAGTTCTGTAGTATTTTATATATCCATGGTTCATTTAACCATGAAACATTTGATTTTCTTATTTTATTAAGTTCTTCCATATCTTTTTCAGTTAGCTCACCTTTATTTTCTTTTTCTTCAAAACCCAATGTTAATGCTTTTTTTGTTTGTTTTGATAAACCAATTTTAACAATTGCATCACATAGATTTGAGTCTAAGGCTTTTTCAAAAATCCAATATTTATATTTATGCACCATAATTATTTATTAGACAGTCTACATTTAATCCGACTCTAAAATGAGATTTAACCGGAAAAGAACTTGCGTGTGTAATACAGCCATCAAATAATATAAACCTTCCTTTCTTAGGTTCAACTACTTTAACAATTTTATAGTCATCGTCAAAGAAATAAGTTGGACCATCTGAGTCATTTACATAATACAACAAAACCTGGTGTGGGTGATCCATATCATTATGGGGTGTATTATAATCTCCTTCTTTCATGTAATTACACTGAGGATAATAATTAACCTTTGCTCTAAATAATTTTCCTATTTGATATCCCGTAGCTAATGTAAATAATTTTAATATTTTATCAGCCATATGACTATACTTACTATTTTCAGTTGCAGTTTTTGTATCGTATTCGTAAGTATATAATATGTGAACTAAGAAATTATGTTCTTTATGTCTTTTATCTGTTTTACTATATAAATAAGACTCAGGAGGTGAGGTAAATCCATCTACTATACTGTAGTAAGGAAACTCATAATTAACAAAAGTTTCCTCTATAAAATTTACTTCTTCCTGTGGAAGAATACTATCAAATACCTGTATGTTCACTTTCTAATAAAACTTATTAACTACCCGGCCACTCTCCAGATTTTCTATACGTCTGTACAGCAACTAAGTTATATCTACCAGATCTAATTGAAGCTGGAACTAAAGGTTCTTTTATCTCACAAAAACCTGCTGCTCCACTTGCAGCACTTCTGTGGAAGCCTCCGCCACCTCCGCCCGATCCGGTTCCTGGTGTGGCTGAAGTTGCAGATCCATATCTTCCGCCTGCTCCTCCCCCGCCTGGGCCGCCTGATCCCGCTGGTGAACCGTGTCCACCGCCACCGCCACCGCCGGCTCGTAAATTTCCAAGGATAGTGTTACTACCACTTCCCCCTGGTCCTCCATGACCCGTAGAAGCAGCGTGCGCTCCTGCAGAGTTAGCTCCTCCACCGCCACCGCCGGTTTCATTGTGTGCAACTCTTTTTGAGTTACCACCATTATTTCCTTGAGATGGTGATACAGGTGGACTATTTCCAGAACCCCCGTTTCCAGGTCCTCCGAAGTCGTCTCCGCCTCCGCCGCCTGATCCTCCAGAAGCTCCGTTTCTTGGTCCATTACCTCGACCTCCTCTTCCGCCTCCGGCTGATGAATATGCTATAGGTGTTCCAGGTGCAAAGTTACTTGCACTTCCAGATGAATTTTGACCAGCTCCGCCACCAATTGTAATCTCATAACCAGTTGAGCCTGATACAGGAATTGAAGTAATAGTACGGAACCCTCCGGCTCCTCCTCCGCCTCCTCGTTCTTGGCCCCCGCCACCTCCGCCACCGACTAAAGTAATATCTAGTGCAGTAGTTTTTGCAGCTGTAGTATAAGTTTGGTTAGATGTAACTGTAGCTGTTATTTCATCTTGTTGAGCTTCTGGTGTTCTATCAACACCAATAATCATAGCGTTTAAATATCCTCTTAATGTATCTAATTTATTAATTGACATAGTTTATAGTGCCTCCCATGCGCTTGTTGATGGATTCCAAGCATATCTAGCCTCGTTTCCATCTATACCTATCCAACGGGAATTGTCTTCGTCCCATTCTCGCATAGATATTGTTTCATCTCCTGCAGAAGTAGCATCTATAGGAGGATACGCTACAGGTGGATCATATACACCTGTTGTAGTATTTAATGTCCAACTTGTAAAGGGTTGAGG